TAACTTCGACTCCTTCAGCCATGCCCGCTCCAGTGCACCATAAACAATAGCCTCGTGCCAGTATGAGTTCACAGCCGGTGATGTCGTATCAGACGACAACCCACTGACTATTGGCACCCCCCGTATCGTGAGGGTGTGAAATACCTTGGCTGTTGCATCCTTGTCTACATACAGATCCTTATCATCCTTCGGGAGTGGATAAATCCTGAATGAGTCCGCAGTCCGGTTATTGAAGACAATTGCCTCAATCGGGCCGGTCTGTGCCCTCCACTTTGGTGTGTTGTCAATGGTTGAAATTGCCGAAGAGAAAGCGTTGGGATGGAACCCCATGGAGGATTCAAGCATGAAGTAACGGTAGCCGCGTGAAGCTGCTGCCGCATTAAGCTCTGATTCTGTATAAATGGAGAGTTCCCTGCCGTCTATGTTTGCAGAGACTATTTCTGCAATTGTGCTGGGCTTGGTATAAACTGGGCCAATCCTGACAGCAGCAACTGATGAATCAGTAACCGCGTTGCCAAAATTAACTTTGTAAGTGAGTGTTGTGGTGGAAGGAACAAGAATATTAAACGCCCCGTTGTATTCAGAAGGACTGGCTCCTGAGACAACAACGGCGTTATTGGCACTGTACCCGTGTACACCACTGAAAGTAATTGTGGCAGTTTTTCCGTCAACGGTTAATGTGCCTGCTTGTGAGGCTTCCCCCAGAGGAGTTGTCCCGCCAGGATTGGTGGCGGATCCCTCAGTCTGGGGATACTTAGAGGTACGAGTGAATTCTACAAGTGCATCATCAATATACTGGTTTATTTCTGAATCTACCCAGTGCCTGTTGTCTGTATCTTGTAGTGCTGTTTCAACTCGCTCCCTTATTTGCTTTCGGTTCATTAATCTTGATCAAGGTCAATAACCTCGTGACGCTCTTTTGCATCTTCCAGATCTTCAAGTGAAACCCCCATCTCTTCGCCAGTCTTAGGCCACTTCTTAACAGCGAAGTTAAACCTTCGGTTTGATCGTGGGGTCATGCCGCTCATTAAATCTCTCTGGAAGTACTCGGTGGTGACTGCGTCATTCAGTACGTTAACATGAAGGAGTGATACCACCCTGTCCGTGCCACGAGGAATGACTACTGTCTGCTCTCCGTGTGTAACTGGGACTGGCCCCATCTCGGTGTTGTCTCGCCCGTGATCAATATTGATGACACAATAACCTTCTGGAACAGGATCACCCTTTTTCCATTCCCTCGCCATCTTCATGCCGTTTGGCATGATTATAAATTGACCCTCGCCGGCGTCTTGATACGCCTTATCCTTTTTACCGTGCTTGGGAATATGTTCACTTTTTCCTAGTAATCCGCCTGCTGTAGGCATAATAATCTCCTTTATATGTTAATACCAGACGGGGTTAACCCCCGCCCAGTAATTCAGTATTAGGCTAAGGCTGCCTGAGTCCAAACTATGTTGGAATCAAAACAGTACTCTACCCACCAATGTAAACTTCCTGTTGATTGAGTTGCTCCAGTTGTTACATATCCGACAACTGGTACAACCTTCTCACCTGAAGAAGACCAAGGTGCTGTTAAAGATGGTGCATAAGTATACGTTGCGCCGCTCGTCATTGTGGGCGGTTTACCCATCAGTTCTACTCCTGATGTTACAGCGGCATCTACTGGGCCACGTTCTGGGCCTGTATAACCAACTGTTTCAAGAGTTACTGCTTTTGCATATGCATCAACATCTGCCGTTGCCGCAATATGCCCCATGCCAGTATCTGACTGAGCAGTGCCAGCATCATGGCCAATCGTGATGGTGTTAGTTCCAGTAGAACTTCCACACACAATATTCACATGTATTCCAAAACCACAAACTCGTGCACCTTCTGGAATGAAGAGAACACGCTTGTAGGTCGCAGCAGCCCATGTCAGACCATCAGCAAAGTTGACAAAGTCAATTTTACTCATCTGCTTGGCGCTGGTAATTTTAGTTTTTAAAGAGTCCATAGATAATCTCCTATTCTAGACAATTAGGGTATAGAAGCCCCTACACGGGGCTCCCACCCGCGCTAGGGACTTAGGTAATTACAATTATAAATTAGTGGCCATGCACTCAATGCGATACATCCACAAGTCCTGCAAAATTATGCAAGAGTAGAAAGTATCCCATGCAACCGTACCACGCTGACCCAATGGATCGCCTGGGCCCGGTTTGGGCTGAACCACTTTGGAGCGGAGAGAATCCATACCTCCAAGCGTTGCACAACCGATAGCATCGGCGGCAAGTATGATTACAGGATAAACATCGGCGTTACCTGATGAACCTTGAGTACCACTGGTTGAAACAGCGTACTGTGCATTACCGGAACCCAATGTGGCTCCAGCGTCTGCAAAAGCAACTGCCTGAGTTGTGGTGATAAATCTTACACCACGAACTGAGCCAATTTCACCTTCGATTGCGTCGCCAGTCTCTGAATACTTTTCAACTGGTACGAATCCGGTGATTGCCTCAATGTCCTGACGAAGGTCAGGATGGCAGATACCAATAAATGATTCACGGATCGGCTCTGTAGCGATGCCAACTGCTGCCCGCAATTTCTTGCGAAGCTTAACAGCATCGTTGCGCTCCAGTACACGAATAGCCTTCTGGATTAATCCGTCTGTCCCTGTAGGAGCAGCGGTTGCCGCAGAAGTAAGTGCCTGTAGTCCGATTGTTGCATCGACAGTAGCACGGCTGGTTCCACCAGCATATGCTGCCTGAGTTCCTGCACGGAAGGTCTTGTAGCTGAGAAAATCAATTGTCTCACCAGCTTGTGTGGCCTGCCGTTCTGAAATGACGTTGAGTACCGGATCATGCGAGGCTGCCAGCAGTACGTCTGTGGTATTCACATACGAACCATACTGCTTCAGTGTGTGCATGAGCGTGGTATGCTCAAGCGAAGTAAAGTCCGGTGTTACGCCTTCCGCAATCGGGGAATCCACGATTGGGAATCTTTCGTAACGTCGGTGTCTGATTTCAAGTCCCTGCTTCTGGGGCTTGGTTTCTTTTTGCGCGAATTTCGCAAATGTGAGAAGACGCTTCGCAATAGGAAGCATCTTTTTTTGAATAGTGAACGCATCGTTTTTACTCAGGTCACCATAACTGGATGCCCCGGTAACACTTCCCGTTCCGCCATAAGCTGCCATAGGTCAACTCCTAAAATGAATTTAAAAAATCGAGGAGTCGTCCGACAGGATTTATTCCTGTGCTGGTTCAGGGACTGAGTCCCATAACTCCTCGTCCGACATATTGTCGGGGTTCCGTTCGATTCTTGGTGCGGAGTTTGACATCAGATTCGAGGCTGCCTTCCGTCTCGAACTCTGTTTCTTGGCTGATTCTTCTTTCTGCGCCTTTGGCCCTCCCTTTTCCTGTTCTGGTGCGGGGCGCCATGCTTTGCCGGAATCTGTATTTTCCAGCCATAAATTCATTACTGACGCATGATCAGAAGGTGACGTGGATTCGGTCATCATCTTTGTAAGTGCGGGTGATGCCAAGACGTATGACTGAAAATCAGGATCCCTGTCTATGTCCCGATAATCTTCTCCAACACCATCTAACATCGATTTCTCGTGATTAGTCAGAAACTGCTGGTATGTCTGGTCTTGGTAGGCTTGTTCAAGCTGGGCAACCCTTTCTGAATCTTTATTGATTACGGGTGCCACCTGTTGCAAAGCCTTTGCTACTTCATGCTGGACTAACTTTTTTGTTACTCCAGTAATCTCGCTGAATTCCTCCATTGTCGTGCGATCATCATCATCAAAGAATGAACCCTCATCGCTTGGGTCTGGAGGTGTGTCCGGTGCCTTGTAGCCTTGTTTCAGTTTATCGAGTTCCTTATCCTGCTCTAAAGAGCGGAGTCTTAAATCGTTGAACTCTTCCCTGTCCCTTGCACTTGCTTCGTTTCGTTTATGAAACTCTCTCTCTAGGTCTTTGTACCTTTTTTCGTAGTCGTGAGCAGGATCTTCCTCGTACTCTTCTTCTTCCTCGGCTTCTCCCTCTTCTGACTCCTCCTCGGCTTCAGCTTCGACTTCTTCTGTCTCTTCTTCAGCTTCTACAGGTGGGTCATCCTCATCTTCTACTTCTGGGGCACTTTCCCAGAGATCCTCATCCTCTTGGCCCGTATCAACCTCTTCATCGGGTTGGGGGCTGTCTTTTTCTTCAGCCATATAACTCCGTATTAGCTCACCGCCAACAATGTCCCGTTATCGGATCGTTCTAGGTGTTGACCCCTGATTAATTATCGTGGAGGCCCGTATTTCTCGACGTTGGAAGGGAAATTAAGGATCTCTTCCCACGCCCTCACTCTCCCAATGGAGATGTGGTGTTTAGCGATACTTTCCTGATCAAAAAGGGTGCCGTTAACTATACGGTCTAATTCATCAGATTTTCGCTTCTCAAATTCTTCTTTCAGTGCATTCCAACCGGGATGTGTCAATAACATTGCCAGCAAGTCTGCACGAGACTCTGGACGTTGTGCCACTAAGCCTGCCCCTGTTCTACCATTCCTTCTTCAGGGATACCAGCCATTTGTCCCCCCATTTGCGCCTCTTGCTCCTGTTGTGCAGCCTGTTGTTCTTCCGCTGCCATTTGTGCCATTCTCTGCTGCTCTGCCTGATCTTCCTGCATCAACTGTTGGGCCTCGCCCTTGTCCATCTCTTCTCTCAATATAATACTGTGGCGCTCAAGGTTAGTCGGATGCAGGACATTCCCGTCCTTTATAAGCTCCAGCCTCTCTGCACGTTCCATTTCACGCTGATCATCAGATACTTTCTGCTTCTCGGTAAGTATCGACTTAACTTGTTCAACTTGTATTTGTCCTTG